ATGCCAATCAGCTTGCCGACAAGAACTTTGTCAACTCGTCCATCGCAACCAGCGCGGCCACGTTCCGTGGTACTTCCGCCGCAGGGCTGACCTATCAGCAGTTTATCGCGTGGGCCAACTCCCTTCCTCACGAAGTCAACGACTATGTGTACTGGAACACAACAGATGGCGGAAATGTGGTTTACAAGAAATACAAGTTTGACGGTACTTCTTGGCTCTGGGAATACGACCTCAACAATTCGTCTTTCACCGCAGCGCAATGGTCGGCTATCAACTCGGCCATCACCGCAGAGCTTGTCGAAAAGCTCGGTGCGCTCCCGACAAACGCAGCCCTTCAACTCGCACTTGCCGGGAAACAGGCTACTCTAACCTTTGACGAAGTGCCGACCGCCGGAAGCGACAACCCCGTAAAGAGCAAGGGTATCAAGAGTGCGATTTCCGCGCTTGAGACCTTTGTCGCCAACGGTGCGTTCGGCGTGAACTTCAACCAAGAGACCGGGCGCGTGTATGTCGTTACCCTCGAAAACAATACAACCATCAACGATGCCACCCTCAACCAGACCACGGGGCGGCTGCAACTCGTTTATAACATTTAAGGCTATGGAAGGAACATACATCGGAACGAAACTCAAATACCAAGTGACCGCCTCGTCATCCGGCTTCGATATGGTGGAAAATGACTTCACGGTGGAAATCACCAACGGCACAAAGAGCCGCGTTTTCGCCAAGAGCGAGCTTGTGCAGGATGAAAACAACAAGTTCTATGTGTGCTTCGACACGCGAGACTTCGGCATCGGGCAACTCACGATGATTATAACCGCCTTCGTGCCGGATTTGGACTTCGATGGCGGTATCAGAACCGAGGTCGAAAAGAAGGAACTAATCTACGTTAAGAACTAACTATGGGATGCCTCAATGTCATAATCAGCAGGGTTGGTAAACTCACCGCTTCGTTCACTCGAAATGGTGGGCTTACCGCATCCGCCAAGCGAATCGGTGGGGTTGCGACCTCCGCAAAAAGGGTCGGCGGCTTGTCCGTTGGCTCGGAGCGCGTAGGTGGTTTGAACGTTCAAGTCTCGCTCGTCTGCCCCGTGAACCTCGGTTCGGATATTTACCTTCTCGCCGCTGGCGATGGTTCTCTGCTTATGACACTTGACGGTGGATTCCTTTCGTTCAAAAGGAGGACTTAACTATGAAGATTTACAACCTAAACGAATCGAGCGGAGAGGAGATACAGGAACTCCTTGACAAGATTGACGACCTCGGCCCGGCAACTCAAGAGAAGGATGGCACGATGAGCCGCCAAGACAAGAGCAAGCTGGATAACGATGTACCGTATCGCGCACTCACAAACCTTGAAATAGAAGCAATACTAAATTCCTAACAACTATGGCACAAGAAAAAGACTATTTTGAAAGTAACGGCCTACTCTATCTCTGGACGAGGCTCAAACAAATCTTCTATCGCAAACCGTCTGGTGGCATTCCGGCATCCGACCTTACGGAAGCCGTGCAAACCTCGCTTGGCAAGGCCGACACCGCAGTACAGGATGTGTCTGGCAAGGCCGATAAGGTTTCGGGCGGCACGAACAACAACTTTGCCGCTCTCGACGCAAACGGAAACCTAAAGGATTCCGGCAAGAAGGCTTCCGACTTCCAGACACCGCAGACCACACTCGCTGGCTACGGCATCACCGATGCGTACACGAAAGCAGAGGTTGACGCAAAGACATCTGCGGCATACAAACCCGCTGGCTCTGCGGCAAGCCTCTCGGAACTCGGCTCGCTCACGGCGGCAAACTTGAACAAGCTCTACGATATGTCTGCGGCCTTCACCACGACCAGTGACTTCAAGGACTACGCCACGCAGGGGGCAAAGACCTTCCCCGCCGGAACGCAGGTCGCAATCATCAACACGGGTACGGAGCAGAACCCCGTCTATAAGTACGACACCCTCTCCGGCCTCCAAGACCTGTCGGCGTATCAGCTTTCGGCAGACCTCGTTCCAATTACCAACGAAGAAATAGACGACATTTTGGCTTCGTAAGCGATGAAAGATTACCTCAACAAGACGGGCCTCAACCACTTATGGGCTGGAATCAAAGCGCGGATTGTTCCTATCGAGCAAGCCGTGTCGGTCGCGTCTTTGGTTTTCACCGTGAACTTCAACCAGACTACGGGAAAGTTGACACTCTCACGGCCAGAAGGAGAATCGAGGCTTACATCCGCGTCCATTGACCCTACGACCGGGCAACTCAAAATAACTATCAATACTAACTAATTATGGCTGACACAATTACTATCGAAGCAGGTAGCCTTCCTGTATCGCGTGGTGCATTTGTGGATGGAACGACCCAACCGTCGGACATCTACAAGTTCAATCGCTTCACTTATCTGGGGAGCGAGTTTGAGGCTACTATCGACCACCCGACTACCACGCCGGGTTCTCTCTCGAACGGCTATCCCGTAGCTAATACGGGGTGGCGCGTTGTGGCCGTTGGTGCTGGCGCAGAGACCGCCGCACAGGTGGACGCGAACACTCGCGCCATCGTGGGGCAGAACGCCCGCATCAATGCGCTCGAACTTGAGGCTCAAGACCTCTCTATGCGCGACAATATGGGTAACAAGATGATTCTCCGAAACACCGCAAACACCTATGTTGTCCGTGCTGCCGGAACTTACTGCATTCCTCTTGTCTATGGCAACGGTATCAAGAACTCGAAGGAGAACGCACAAGCGTACACCCGTCAAGGCTCTACCTATACCGCCGCCTTCGTCAATCACCTCGGAAACGCCATCACAAGTCCGTACATCGAGAAGAACTCCGGCTGCGAAGCTGGCTCCGTCGGACTGCTCTGGCAGACTGGTACTGGCCTCATTTCCGCAATCACGCTCGAACCCGGTACGGATTGCCGATACATCCGCTTTACGGCTGGCAGCATCCCCGCCACCAACGGCCTTGCGATAATTTTCGTGAAGGACTTGAGCGGCAAGATTATGTGGTCTTGGACTCTTTGGCTCACGACCGACAACCTCGACTTCGAGACCATCCAGAACCACACGGATGTGGACTACGAAATGATGCCGGAAGCACTTGGTACGATTTGGAACGCAGACCGTACCCGTTGCGTCAATCCGCACTTCCAATGGGGGCGCAAAGACCCGATGTGTCCTCCTTCCGCGTACAACTCCAACTCCAATATGTCGCTTTACGACATTGATGGCAACGCCTATTCTGGTTGGGGCGTTCTCGGAACGGATGGCGACCAACTCGCTACCAAGACTGTGGCGAACGCCATCCAGAACCCCAACCTGTTCTTCACGCGCTACGATTCGACCAATCACAACTGGAACAATCTCGCGTGGTTCAACAACTTCTGGGCGGCAAACATCACGGGTAGTGGCGACCTCGCTGACAACCAAGACACCGCAATCAAGACCATCTACGACCCCTGCCCGCCGTTCACAATGCTACCCGCAGGACGCGCTTGGACTGGCTTCACCACCGATGGCGGAAACCACGGAGATAGCCTCTACCAATACTTCAACGTTGTTGACAAGAATGGTAGCGGCGATATATCCTCTGCCGACTTCACGAACGGCTGGTGGTTCAAGAAGAACGCATCCGATGATGTCGGAACGTACTATCCGGCCTCCGGCTACCGCTACTACGGTTCGGGTGGTCTCTTCGGTGTTGGGTCGGACGGCTACTACTGGTCGTTCGCTCCGTACTCGCAGACCGGCGCCCGGTACTTGGGCTTCGATTCCGGCGGCGTTGGCCCGCTGGGCGGCGGCGGCCGTGCTGGCGGTTTCTCGGTGCGGCCCGCCAAAGAATTAAGTTAAAACCTTTACCAGCCCCCGACCATTTTAAGGGCGGGGGCTATAAAACCACCAACCCCGTGAAGGTAAAAATCATTATCAAGGATTCCGTAGTAGTTCTACCGAACGACGAATTGCGCAGGGAGATAGACAATTTCGACATCGCAAGCGCAACGCCGGAGGATTGCCACTACTTCATCAGAAGGCTCAAGAGACTATGGAAATAAACCAGTTACCCGTTTACAACAAGACGAGACGGTTGTTCTTGCAATTCGTGATTTCTACGAGAAAAAACCCGCCAGACATCAAGCAGGGCATAATCTACGACACGAAGCAGCTTCTTATCGGTATTCTTCGTTGGATTTCGTTCGCCAACGAAGAGGTCACGAATATGGAGCAG